TATTGGGTACATCAAACCCTAACACTATTATCTGGTCTGAAGACAAAGACCTACTCACTGTTCCAGCTAATCATTGGATCAATGGTGAGGTTGCTAAAATATCTGAAGGCGAGGCTGACTACCATTTCCTTTACCAAACTCTGGTTGGGGACAGTACAGATAATTACAGTGGCTGTCCAACTGTTGGTCCCAAGACTGCTAATAAACTTCTGTCTTCTGATTTCGGATGGGATAAAGTGGTTGCTACGTTTGAGAGTAAAGGTTTATCTGAAGAGGTAGCGTTAGAAAATGCAAGGCTGGCACGTATCTTACGTAATGGCGAGTATGACACAGACACAGGAGAAGTAAAGCTATGGCAACCACCTTTGGTATCCCACTAGGACATGAACAATACATGAAAACTAAAGCAGCAGAGCTAGATAATAAAGATAAAGACATGGTGAATAGTCCCGCTCATTACACCCAAGGTGATATAGAAACTTGGGATTATATTGTAGATGTAGTTGGTGAGTACAACGCTATCTTTGTAGCACAGGCACAAATAATCAAGTACACAGGACATCGCTTGATGAACAAGAGCAATCCTATACAGGACGCACAGAAAGCTATCTGGTATACAAAGAGAATGATTGAGTTGTTGGAAAAAACAAAGGGAGTGAACTGGTAATGATGAACTTTTATGAGTATCAGATAGGTGCGTTGAAGACAGCAGTATACCCAAAGAAGTATGCTGTATCCTATGCAGCCTTGGGCCTTGCTGAAGAGGCAGGTGAGGTGTCAGGTAAGATTGCTAAGATGATGCGAGATGAGATACCAATGCAAGATCAGAAGCAAGCTATTGCAGCAGAGATGGGTGACGTACTATGGATGTTAGCAGCGTTGGCCCATGATTGTGGTCTATCACTCCAAACTATTGCAGAGATGAATATAGAAAAGTTAAAGAAACGACAAGAAGCAGGAACACTGCATGGAGAGGGTGACAATAGATGATAAGCAACTACCTACCAACAGACTACCAGACCTTCATTGCTACCAGCCGTTACGCACGATGGCTAGAAGATGAGAACAGGCGAGAGACTTGGGTTGAAACAGTACAACGATACATAAACTATATTGCTAAGACAGGTATATCAGGTAAAGACCTAGAAGAAATAGAAGAAGCTATCCTTAACCTTGAAGTCATGCCTAGTATGAGGGCATTGATGACAGCAGGGGTAGCAGCAGATCGTGACAACACCTGCATCTACAACTGTAGCTACCTGCCAGTAGACCACATCCGTGCCTTTGATGAGGCTATGTTTATTCTATTATGTGGTACAGGTGTAGGCTTCTCAGTAGAGCGTCAGTCTATTACTAAGTTACCTGAAGTACCTAATCAACTTGAGTATGGTAATCCACCCATCACAGTTAAAGATAGTAAAGAGGGTTGGGCCACTGCACTACACTCTCTCATCTCTACATTGTACTCAGGTATTATCCCTAAGTGGGACTTGTCTGCTATTCGTCCAGCAGGTGCTAGGCTTAAAACTTTTGGTGGTAGAGCTAGTGGACCAGAACCATTGAACGACTTGTTTAACTTTGTGGTAGACAAGTTTAAAGGTGCAGCAGGACGTAAGCTAACTAGCATTGAGTGTCACGATATCATGTGTAAGATTGGTGAAGTGGTAGTAGTAGGTGGTGTACGCCGTTCAGCTATGATTAGCCTATCTAACCTTAGTGATGGACGCATGGCACATGCTAAGTCAGGTCAGTGGTGGGAGAACGAGGGTCAACGTGCGTTGGCTAATAACTCTGTAGCCTACACAGACAAGCCTGACATGGAAGGGTTCATGCGTGAGTGGTTGTCACTCGTTGAATCTAAGTCTGGTGAACGTGGCATCTTCTCACGTACAGCAGCAGACAAGCATGTAGAAATGAATGGGCGTAGAGAGACAGGACATGAGTGGGGTACTAACCCATGCTCTGAGATTATCCTACGTCCTTACCAATTCTGTAATCTAACAGAGGTTGTTGTTAGGCAGGGTGATGACCTAGATAGTTTAACACGTAAGGTACGCCTAGCTACCATCCTTGGCACAGCACAGTCTACCTTTACTAAGATGCCTTACTTACGTAATATTTGGCAGAAAAACACAGAAGAAGAACGACTGCTTGGTGTATCACTAACAGGAATTATGGATAACTACTTACTGTCTAAGACCTCTGATAGTAAAATATGGTTAAAGAAGATGAAACAAATTGCCATTGATACTAATGCAGATTATGCAGAGCGTCTTGGTATTCCTGCCAGTGCAGCTATCACCTGTGTCAAACCCTCTGGAACAGTGTCACAGCTAGTTGATAGTGCGTCAGGTATCCATGCTAGACATAGTGACTATTACATACGTACTGTACGTGGTGATAATAAAGACCCCCTCACACAGTTTATGAAGGACAGTGGTATCCCTGCTGAACCTTGTGTAATGAAGCCTGACTCTACTACAGTGTTTAGCTTCCCTACTAAGTCACCTTCTGGTGCTGTTACTCGTAACGATATGACTGCTGTAGAACAATTAGAACTGTGGAAGAACTATGCGCTACACTGGTGTGAACATAAACCATCTGTAACTATCACAGTCAAAGATGCAGAGTGGATGGTAGTGGGTGCATGGGTCTATGAGAACTTTGACATATGTTCAGGTATCTCGTTCCTTCCTCATAGTGACCACACATATGCACAAGCACCCTATCAGGATATAGATAAGGAAACATATGATGATCTCAAGGAACAAATGCCTGATGCTATTGATTGGTCAGCTTTGTCGTTGTACGAAAAAGTGGATACAACAAGTGGTAGTCAGACGTTAGCTTGCACTGCTGGTGCTTGTGAACTGGTAGATATTTAACCTAAAGTACCCCTATTAGCGAAAGTTATGTAAAAATGAGAGTATTAGGTAACGATTTCAATATCACAGATGGGCTTATTCGTAAACTCTATGAACTATACCCTGACAAACTTCCGCTTAATCAAGTTACCTCTGAGGATTTAGCTTTCCTCAGGGGTCAGCAGTCTGTGATAAACAAACTTGTAGAATTACAAGATCAAGATTTTGAGGAAAATTAAAATGGGTGGAATGTTCAAACCAAAGATGCCAACCCCACCACCTGCTCCTGCTAGACCAGTGACTGCGGTGGCTAAGACACCAGACTTAGAACTTGCGGATGTAGAGACACCCGCTTTAGGTATTAAAAAGAAACGAAAAGGAAAGAAGCAGTTAGTTACTACTACTGATCAATCTCTCCAAACAGGCAGCCAAGGTGCTGGCCTACAGATAACACAAGGGCAATAACATGGGCGCACCAAAACCAATTAAAAAAGTAGTTAGGGCTATAAAAAAACCAATTAAAAAAATTAGTCGTGCTGTAAAAAAACAAGTTAAGAAAGTAAGTTATGCTGTTCAAGGTGGTAAAGCAAAAGCACGTGGAACCCCACCACCACAAGCCGTAACAGCATCACCAACCACAGGTGCAGAAAGACAGCAAGAAGAAGAAATGGCAACTACGGTTGACACCTCAGGTGCTAAACTAAAGCGTAGACGTAAAGGTAAAAAGGCTCTAATTCTAGGCCAAGGTGCTGCCCAAGTAGGTGGCGGCGGTGATGGTGGTTCTGGCCTTAACATTCCGAAGGGATAAATAATGGAACAAGATGTAGGTACAGTAGCTAAACGCTACAGCCAACTAGAAGGAGAGCGAGATACTTTCCTAGAGAGAGGCCGTGAGGCAGCAAGGCTTACTATTCCTACTCTTTTGCCAGACGAGGGACATAGTAGTTCATCTATCTATGCCACACCATATCAAGGCATTGGAGCGAGGGGTGTAAACAACCTTGCATCTAAGCTTCTACTAGCTTTACTACCACCTAATAGTCCCTTCTTCCGTTTAACCATTGATGACTTTGACTTGCAACAAATTGCAGGTGATAACCGTGGTCAAGTAGAAGAGGGTCTAGCACGTATTGAACGTGCGGCAATGGCAGAGATTGAAGGTAAGGCTGTTCGCGTACCAACCTTTGAGGCACTAAAGCTGCTTATCGTAACTGGTAATGCGCTGGTATATATGCCCAAAGAAGGTGGTATGAAAGTATATAGGCCAGATCGTTATGTAGTAAAACGTGATGCTATGGGTAATGTACTTGAAATTATTACCAAGGAATCTATGTCCCCTCTTGTATTACCAGAAGAAATCAAGGCACAGATACCACCTTCAGATACCCCTGCTAAAAGTTATGATCTGTATACCAGATTAACTAGAGTTAAAACAGGGTTTGAGGTAATACAGGAAGTAGCTGGGATCGTTGTTGAATCTTCACGTGGTAAGTTTAAAGCAGATAGTAACCCATTTATTCCATTACGTTTTATAATTGATGGGGAAGATTATGGGCGAGGTTTTATAGAAGAATACATTGGTGACTTGCGAAGCTTGGAAGCTTTAACAAAAGCTATCGTTCAAGGCAGCGCAGCATCAGCCAAAGTATTATTCTTGGTACGTCCAAACGGTACTACAAAAACTAAAGACTTATCTGCTGCCCCTAATGGAGCTTTCCTACAGGGTGATAGCAACGATGTGTCTACACTACAAGTACAAAAAGCGGCAGACTTTAGGGTATCCCTAGAAACTATGCGTATGATTAATGACCGTCTTTCTGCTGCCTTCTTATTAAACAGTAGTGTACAACGTGCAGCGGAACGTGTAACTGCTGAAGAAGTACGGTTCATGGCACAAGAACTAGAGACTACCCTTGGTGGTGTATACTCTATTCTATCCCAAGAGTTCCAGTTACCTCTTATTAACTTGCTATTGGAGTCACTAACAAAGCAAGGTAAGATGCCTAAGATGCCTAAAGATAGTGTTAAACCTACTGTCGTTACAGGTATTGAAGCCCTTGGTAGAGGGCAAGACTTAAATAAACTTGCATCTTTCTTACAATATCTACAACCCCTTGGGCCTGAAGTAATACAAAGCGAAATGAATCTAAATGATTACATTGATCGCCTTGCTGCTTCATTAGGTATTGACACTTCTGGTCTAATCAAATCACAAGAACAGAAAATGCAAGAACAGATGATGCAACAACAAGCAATGCAAGAACAAATGTTAGAACAAGGTGCTATGGGTGTAGCGCAGAAAGCAGCCCCTGCTGTAGCAGGAGCCATAGACCCAGAGCAAGTACAACAAGCTATGGAGCAAATGAGTAATGGCTGATGCTATCAATACTTATCAAGAAGCTGCACCTGAATCTCAGGAACAGATAAACGAAATCCTACAAAAAGTAGATGGAACTGCACAAGACCCTGAACGTCCTGAGTGGTTGCCTGAGAAATTTAAGTCACCAGAGGACATGGCTAAAGCTTACTCTGCATTAGAGGGTAAGCTAGGCCAACCTCAAGAAGAACAAGATGCAGAAGATTTAACATCAGCAGATGCCTCTGAAGTATCAGAAGTACTAGGTGCTAATGGTATTGACTTTGATGTTCTTCAACAAGAATACCAAGAACTTGGTGGACTATCAGAAGATGCTTATGAAGCTCTAGCGGAAGCTGGTTTTCCTGAGGCAGTGGTAGACCAATGGATAGCTGGTCAAGAAGCTATCTCACAGCAAGTTCAATCCGAAATGCACTCCCTTGTAGGGGGTACAGAACAGTATCAAGAACTGGTAGGGTGGGCAGCAGATGCTTTACCTGAAGCAGAGATTGATGCTTTTAATGCAACAATGGAAACGCAAGACCCTGACATGATTAGGCTTGCAATCCAAGGTCTTAATGCTAGGTATCGTTCTGAGGCAGCACCTAACCTTATTCAAGGTAGTACTGGTGCTGTATCCACAGGCGGGAAGTTTGAAAGTAATGCAGAATTAACTACTGCTATGAGTGACCCTAGATACGCTAAAGACCCCGCCTACAGGCAAGCAGTCGCTGATAAGTTGGCTCGTTCCAGCCTGTTCTAACATTGTTGCATGGGGTTGGGGGGTTGTATAAGAATCCCCCTTCCTTCTAGTTACATT